CAAGCTGCTTTGGATTATGCGCCCTATCTCAAAGGTCTCACAGTTTATCGTGCGGGCTCTAAAGGGAACGAACCTTTACAAGCTATTTCATTGACGGAGGAGAACATTGAAAGATATATGGGTAAAGAGGATACTGAGCAAAATAACTCAGAGGAGAAGGCAACAGCAACACAATCAAATGAAGTTTGCTCTCTCCAAGGAGGCTCCTGCGGAGAATGACGAGTACAGGGATCCCCTTCCAAAAGAAGGGGATACTACTTGGGAAGAATAATGGAATTTTTTAACGCTGGAACTATTTGGTATAATAGTAGAACTAACCACTTATATGCTATTATTTCCGTCACAGATGATCTTGTGGCTTATTTTACGCCATACGAAAAAGAAATAAGATACAAATCTTACAAAGATTTTGAGCTAATGTACAACAAGGGAAGTTTTAAATTATACTCGGATTTTTAATACTATGGCTATTTACGAATACGCATGTCATAAATGTAAACTAATTTGGGAGAAAGAATGTTCTTTTGGAAAAAATCCAAAAAGAACTAAATGCCCAGAATGTAAACAATTATCAGAACAGTATTGGGCTGGTAGAGATATTCCTATACATTTTAAAGGCTCTGGATGGACTGGAAAGAACTCAGCTACTGGATATAATAAAAAAGGAGGATCTGATGAAATTAATCAAATGCTCCAAGAAAAAACTAAAAAAAGAATGGAATCTGGTTGGCAGCAGTACGCTTCTTATACACCTCCTCAAGAGGTTTATGATAGAGCTAGAAAATTAAGTGATAAGGAAGTTAAACAAAAGGTAGAAGCAGCAAAAGAAATAAGCGATCACGTCTATAACAAAGCAAACATAAACCCACATAACAAATACAAACCTCAATAATATAGTAAATGTACCAATTTAGTGATAATATTCAACGTGGTATAATCTACCTATTAAAATCGAATAAAGACTTCTACCTTCAGATTGTTAATCTTGTAAAGCCAGAATATTTTGAATTTCCTGTTCATGGAAAAATATTCTGTGTAGTTAGAGATTATTATGAGAAGTATAAAAAACTTCCAAACGATGATTTTATCGAGCAAGAAATAAAATCATCAAAATCAGAGACAGAATCTATATTTGATTATGTTGATGAGTTAGAATACATTAACAAATTAGATGCTTCAGCTATTGATGGAGAAGATTATTTCTTAGACATTATAGAGAAATTTGCTAAAAAAGAGGCTATGAAGGATGCAATTAAGCAGTCTCTACTTTTAGTAAAAGAAGATAGAATGGAGGAAACTGAGGCTTTAATTAGAAAAGCCTTAACAGTTGGTCGAACCGTAGATATTGGGCAACAGTATTTTACTGACTTCAATTCCAGGTGGGAAAGAATATTTAATAAGAAGGATACAGTAAAGTACAGAACAATACTACCTTCCTTAAATAATTCTTTAGAAGGTGGCTTAGGTCAGAAAGAGCTTGCTATGGTTATTGCTCCTCCTGGAGTAGGTAAATCACTTTGGTTAGCTAATCAAGCAGTTCATTCTATGGTTGAGGGTAGAAAAGTTTTATACATTTCGTTGGAAATGTCTGAAGACAAAATAGCCCAACGTATTGATTCTATAGCAACATTAATACCACAATCCCAACTTAAAGAAGCGTCTGTTCAGCTAAAAGTTTCAGAACGGTTAGAGCTTTTTCAAAGTAATTTCCCTAACGGTAAACTCATTATTAAAGAGTTTCCAACAGGATCCGCTACAGTAAACAGTATCAGATCTCTTTTGGTACAGTTGAAAAATTACGAGGATTTTGTACCAGAGGTCTTGATTATAGACTATTTGGAATTGATGCGACCTGTTAGGGAAAACCAGCATGAATATCAAGCTCAACAGAGGATTGCAGAAGAGTTACGAGGTTTAGCTATGGAAAGGAATCTTCTGGTGTGGACTGCAACGCAAACAAATCGACAGGCTAGATCTGTAAAAATTATTACGGATGCTGAGTTGGGGGATTCTTATGGTAAAATTAGAACCTGTGATTTTGCTGTATCTTTAAACCAATCCGAAGAAGAATTTGATGCTGGTCAGATGCGAGCTTTCGTCGTAAAATCTAGAAATGGTAGACCCAGATTTTCAGTACCAATGAAAGTTGACTATAATATTCTTAAGATGGCCGAGGGGGTGCCGCATGAAGAGTAAATTCTTACAACGACTTCCAGAATATTTTGATATTGGATGGGCTAAATTCTATTTTATAGTTAAGAAGAATTTGGCAAGCGAAGGACAACCTTGCTACGGGTTAACCGATTTTAATGAATACAAAATTTTTCTAGAAGAAACCATGGAAGACGATGTAGCACATGCTACAATAATTCACGAAGTTTTTCATGTTCTTCTAGAAAATTTTGGGTTGGGTGGAGAAGATAAAAACAAACAACTAAAAGAAGAACACAAAATAGATGATTGTTTAGTAATAACAAACGAATACCTGACCGAAAGATGTAGTAGAAGCGTAATTATGTTCCGCAGACTTAACCCAGAATTATGGAAACTTCTTTTTGAAGATAACGAAATACTATAAACTATGAATGAACTAGAACAAATATTTGAAAATCTCACAGTTGGAGACTATTATGAGTTGCAGAAGCAAGCTGTTTCATTTGATGATAACAATATAGAAGAGGAGATGGAAAAGCAAGCTTCAAAATATGCACATTTTCATGCTCTTTTGATGATTGGAAAAAGAGCTTTAGATACTTCTGTTAGAGAATTAGATCGCGTCTCAGCACAACTGAGTCAGGAGTATAGAAAAACTGCTATCAAAGCAACAGCAAAAGCGGTAGAAGATTTTGTTTTCTGCCATCCTGATTATGTTGAGCAGAGGAGAGTTATGGACGATACTTCTTTCCGTTATGGTCTCCTCAAAGGGTTGGTAAAGGCTCTTGAGCAACGGAAAGATATGTTGCAACAATGCAGCGCAAATAAACGAGAAGAAACTAAACTTTACAAATAACATACTATCATATACTAACCACTAACAAAGGACTAATACAATGGCTATTGATTTGAACGCTCTACGAGCAAAACACCAGGAACTAGTAAACTCAGGAAGTAACAACAACAATTCAGAATTTTTGTCTAACTTCATCCAGCTAGAGGAAGGAACTAATGTAGTTCGTATTCTTCCAGGCAAAGATGAAGATACTATGTTCTACGCAGAAACTAAAATTCACCGAGTTCCAGACGCACAAGGAAACATTAAGAATGTTCATTGTAGAAAAGTTCATGGAGAGAAGTGCCCTCTTTGTGATCTGTACTACGCTCTTTGGAAGACTGGTCGCAAAGAAGACGAAGATCTGGCACGAACCATTAAGCCTCGTGCTAGGTACTACATGAATGCGGTTGATCGTGAGTCTGGGGATGTAAAGATTCTATCTATTGGCGTAATCTTGTTTAAGAAGATTATCGCAGCGATGCTTGACGAAGATTTTGGAGACATTACTGATTTGGATAATGGCTTTGATTTCAAAATCATTAAGATTATGGAAGATAAGTGGCCTAAGTACGATCAATCTCAACCCCGTCCGAAATCTTCCCCAGCGGGTAATAAAGCTGAGGTTGCTGCATGGATGGATAGCTTGCATGATATTCATGGTCTTGTAAAACTAGAAGACTACGAAGATGTAAAGAATGTGTGTTCAGCACTAACTGGTGTTGATATCAAAGATAGTAGAACCTCCGAAGATGTATCAGACGGAGACTATCTCTCTAAATTGCAAAGTTGAAATATGAATTTTATTAAATCACTTATCGTAGCAGCAGTTGTCGCTACTGCTACTTTCACTATGACTGGTTGTGCTGCCTTAGAAGAGTTCTTTGGTGGTCAAGATGTTGTTCTAACTACTTCCGATCAGGTAGTAGATGCTGAGAGAGCAGAAGTTGTACCAGCCACAGCAGTTCCAGACGAACTAGAAGCTGAACTTCCAGATGGTGCTACACTTGTTATTACCGATCGTGATAACGTAGTTCCTGGTGGCAAAGCTGTTTCTGTCGCTGACCCAGCAGGAGATCAATCTTTTGAAACTTTGATTGACACTCTTATTGCAACCGCAGGTGCTTTTATTCCTGGCCTAGCAGCTTGGGAAGGTGTGCTTGCACTATTGTTCCGTCGTAAGCGTTCACACTACATGAATGCTGCCAAATCACTTGTTCCTTATGATAAGAACATTGATCTTGGTGGAGCAATAACTTCTGTTCTTGCAGGTCTAGGTGTTACGCACTCTACTCCTGAAACCGAAGCTGTTTTCGAGGGTAAAGCTGCTGCTATTGAAGTAGAAGAAGATCAGATTTTAGAAGGCTGATTTAAACAGATAGAGCTATAATATAGGGAGGTCTTCGGGCCTCCCTTCTTTTTTAATATTAATCTTATGACAAAGAAACTTAAAATACTCTGCGCTCCTGCAAACGAAGGCGGCTGTTCTTATTACCGCGTAATATCTCCTATGAAAAAGATACAGGAGCTATACGGAGATCAGGTGGAATTTAGATACAATTTAAATCCTTTGGGCATTATAGAAACTGGTCCTGGTATGGGTACTTGGGAAAAAGACTTCAAATTTGAGGATTTAAAATGGTGTGATATTGTTTGGACTAATAACATCTCTAATTGGGGCGGACCATACACCGCTAGAATCGTAGGTAAAGCAAAAGAGTTTGGTAAGTTTGTTCATTATGATACCGATGATCTTTTGACAGATCTATACAAAGGGCATAGATTGTATTCTGTCTACAAAGAAAAAGGTTTAGAAGAGATTACTAAGTTCATCTATAGCAATTCAGACTTAGTTACAGTTACTCAAAGAAAGTTTGCTGAAAGGGTAAAGCCTTTTTGCGGAGGAGTATTGGCTATTGTTAAAAATGCTATAGATTATAATCTACCAGCCTGGAATGTTCCTAAAGTTCCTGCACAAAAGAAGAACTTAATTAGAATTGGTTGGGCTGGAGGAATTCACCACGAAGAAGATGTTAAAGAGTTCGCTGGTGTTCCAAATATGGTTAATGGTCGTGTAGGTAGAGAAAACTGTCATTGGGGTTTTTATGGAGCACCGTTACCTCAGTTTGATGAAAACGGTAATAAAAAAGAAGAATGGCAGCACGACGTTTGGAAGAACTATCAAAAAATCCTTCTACAAGGATTTAGAGGACAACCTAATTGGAAGATATACAACGCACTATCACCAGACACATATGGAGGGATTTATTCAAATATTGATTTAGCCATAGCTCCTCTACAAATGAATCCGTTTAATGATTCAAAATCTGAAATTAAAGTAGCAGAATGTGGTAGGTATAAGATTCCTCTAATTTGTTCAAATGTAGGCTGTTATGATGAGACTATTGTAAACGGTAAAACAGGCTATTTAATACCTGCTAACGCTCCGAAGTCTGAATGGGTAAAGGTACTCACCAAATGCATCAAGAACCCAAAACACGTTAGAGAAATGGGCGAAAACCTACATAAAATTACCCAAGAATACTTTGACTTGAACAAAGTTGTAAAGCATCGTCTAGAACTATATCAACAAGCTTTTGGTTTGATTTCTGGTAGAGCAGAGAAAAATAATCAAAAGCTAGATTTTAATATTAATTGGGAATTCAATGAGTAATACAACAGTCATAATAAAAACAATAGGAAGAGATAGTTTAAAAGCTGCTGTACATTCCGCAAAGAGAGAAGGATTTAAGCCAATAATAATTTCAGATGGTTATCCTTGTAAAAGCTTTGGGTGTAGAGTTGTTCAATTAGGTAAGAATTGGGGATTCTATGGTGGTATGGCTGCTAATGTTGGAGCTGCACTAGCAGAGACTGAGTTCATAACATTTTTAGATGATGACGATGTTTTCTTGTCAGGTGCTGGAGACATTATCAGGTCTAAGCTACAGGAGAAGCCAGAAGTAGATGTTTGGATTGGTGGTGTGAGATTTAATCAAAAAGTTATAATCCACAACAAACTAACTGGAGAAATTAGGCGTGAAGGATACGATTTCGCTATTTCTCCAGAGTTAGGAATTGGAGAAGGTAATGTAGCTATGCCAACATATAGAACAGATATTTTTAGAAAAGTGCCTTTTACGGATTCAGTTCCTGAAGAATATATTGACAAGATAGATTTGTTACATGTAAATCTATGTAAACAAGCAGGATACAAAATAGATTGGTTTGGAGAACCCCTCTATCATGTTAGACCTCACCTAAAGCATCTTAGTGGTGAAAGTAGTGTTAATGGGAGAGGTCAATGATTAGTTTATTATGTTCTGTTTATAATTCAGAAAAGCATTTATCTGATTATTTAAATTATGTTAATAATCAAACCCTCAAAGAATTTGAAATCATTTTTGTTGATGCTAATTCTACTGATTCATCTTTATCAATAATAAAAACTTTTAATTTTAGAGAGGGCATACAGGTTAAAATTATTGAATGCACAGAAAGGATAGGTATTTACGAAGCTTGGAACTTAGCAATCAAAAATAGCAAATATGATTGGGTAATGAATTATAATACTGATGATAAAATATTTCCATCAACTTTATCAGTGTTTAAGCATTACATAAAAAATAATTTAGATGCCGATGCTATTTATTCTAATTGTTTAATTTGTGATGATATTAATCACAAAAACATTATTGGTTTTTATAATTGGAGGGATGCTAATATTTTAAATAATTTAATACAGCATGGATGTTGTGCTGGTCCTTTCCCCGTGTTGAAGAAATCTTCTGTAGAGAAAGCTGGGTATTTTAATCCAGAATTTACCATCTCTGGAGACTATGAAATGTGGTGTAGGATGAAATCTTTAGGGTTTACTTTTAAAAAAATAGATGAGTTTTTAGGTGTTTATTATCACAATCCAACAGGGATGAGCACTAATCGGGAAAGCGAGCATTGGCAGGAGCATGTTCGTCAAGATATTGAAATTAGAAAAAGATATTCGTGAAAGTAATATCCTTTAGTTTGTGGGGCACGAACCCCGACTACCTCGTAGGAGCCCGCAGGAACGCCGAGATGGCTCCCGATGTGTATCCTGGATGGGAGACTTGGTTCTATGTAGAGAAGGGCACAGAGGTCGATCTAGCGGCTGCTGATAGGATCATCTATTACGATAAAGAGTCTGGGTCGGATGGCATGTTCCAAAGATTTAGACCAATGATTGAGCCCGAGGTAGATGTGTTTATTAGCAGAGATTGTGACTCCAGACTTTCGGACAGAGAATTTCAAGCGGTGAAGGAGTGGCTAGATAGTGACAAGCAATTTCACGCTATGAGAGATCACGAACATCATGCTATTCCTGTTTTGGGAGGTATGTGGGGAGCAAAAAGAGATGGTATAATTAATTTAGACTTCATGTATAAGGAGTTATGCAAATATAAGCATACAAACTACTTTGATGATCAAAAAGGTCTTACCTCTTTTTATTATGGTATATCTGGTCTTTTCATGGAGCACGATGATATGAAAAGATTCAATGGTTCTAAGTTTCCCAACCATGCTCCTGTACAGTATGGAACTTTTGTGGGCCAGAGGATAACTCAAGATGATAAGGAGGGTAGGATATGAAGATTGATTATGCAATTATGGCTGTGGATGATAATCCACTATACTCAGATTTTTGGGAACCAGTCTCTAAATGCTGGAGAAGTATGGGGATAACGCCTGTTTTATTTTACTTTGGAAATAAAAAAAGTTTTTCAGATGAAGATTATGTGATCCGTCAACCATTTGTGGAGGGCATACCCCCTGCCTTGCAAACTTTATTTATCAGATACTACGGTCCTAAACTTTTAGATAAGGATAAAGTTAGTATAATATCTGATATTGATATGTTGCCTCTAAGTGAATACTATTTTATAGATCAAATCTCAGGCATAACTGACGATAAACATGTTCACCTAAATCCATGCATGTCTACTTACGGAAGAGTGCCCTCATGTTATCATGTTGCTAAAAACTCTACATTTGTAAAAACTTTTGAGTTAGATAGGTTTGAAACCTTTAAAGAAGCTCTTGAATATTGCTTGACATTCCAAGAAGGAGGATACGATACTGGTTGGTTTGCAGACGAGAATTTTGGGACTAAGATGCTTGAAAAGAATTCTGAAAATGTTATTCTTCTTGCCAGAGAAGGCGGGCAAAATGGCCGCAGAATTGATCGGGCATCGAATGATCACTGGGCAGCCCCCTGGAATCACAACCTTATCTCTCAGCAAATATACTTTGATTGCCATAGCATTCGACCTTATCAACGCTATAATAAGGAGATAGACTCAATAGTAAAAAGTTTCATAGAGAGATGAAAAAGTTATTATCAATTCATATTTTAACCAGCCATAAGTATAAAGACAGACAAGAAGCTCAAATAAAAACTTGGCTCCAAGGGTTCAACGATTTTATCTTTTATACTGATACTTGTCTAGAGGAGTTGCCTAATCAAATTTCTGCAAGTAATAATGATTCTTATGAAGGATGTGCTGACAAGCAGGTAAACGAGATTAATAGAATTAAAGATCATAAATTATATGATAATTTTGAGTGGTTCTTTTTTTGTGATGATGATACTTTTGTTAATTTAAATAAACTCAAAAAATTCTGTTCTGAAAAATTAGAAGCATTTGATACCTGTGGAAGAGTAGCGAATAGTTGGCCCACTGATCCTTCATTGAGTTATTATTCAGGAGGCGCTGGGTTTTTATTGAGAAGCGACTTTATTAAAAACTCAACCAGAATTACTAAAAAAAACGGGCTTAGTTTTAGTGATGTTACCGTGGGATTATGGTTGCGAGAAAATGATAAGCAATTAAATCATGAATCAAAGTTTAATAGCCATCCTCCAGAAATTGCCAATAGATTGGGCCATGAAAAGAATGAAATTACGTTTCATTATATAAAAGAATATAAGGGTATGAAAGCCCTTAGTGAGGTAATAAATTATGATTAAAGTTTGTATAGTTACACAAGTTAGAAACGAAGCTAAAAGAATTGCCGAATGGGTAGAATATCATAAAAAACTAGGAATAGATGAAATATTTATTTTTGATGATAATAGTACAGATGATACTGCTTCAGTAATTCGGTCCTGTGGGTTAACCCTCCTTGAAGGCTCAAAAGAAGGATATTACATAGACTCTTCTGATCCTGAAGTATATCATACGAGTAACAATTATTCGTTCTTTCTTAGATTGTTAAAAAATTATACTTCGGGATGTAATAAATCAGCGGAATTAGGATTTGATTGGACCTTTGTAATAGATGTGGATGAGTTTTTGTGTTTAAATAATCATACGACAATACAGGATTACTTAAAAGATATTGAAAATAAATATCCTAATATAAACAGATTAGAAATACTGTCTTATGATTTTAATACACAAATCATAGATAATGAGTCTGACAGAATAACTGAAAGATATTTACATAGATGGTCTGACAAAACTAGAAAAACTGTGGGTGATCCTTCAGGTAAGTTTACTGGTAGATGTAAATCAGCAGTAAAGAGGCTACAGGAGCCTGTTGGCTGCTCTCACTGGTTAGATTATTCACCGTTTATAGTTACCAACCCAGACCTTAAACTATTTCAATACAGATTTCCTCCATTAACACCAGATGGTTTTGTAGAGAAAGATGAATATATGTTAGAATTTTGGAAGCGTAAAATTTAATTATGAAAGCAATCGTAGTAGGTGCTGGGCTATCATCAGCGGTGGCCTGTACAATTTTAAAGAAAAAAGGTTATGAGGTTGAGGTTTTTGAGACAAGACCACACATAGCAGGTAACTGCTACGATTCAAATATACAAGGTATTAAAGTTCATAATTATGGGCCTCATGGATTTCATACCAATGAGTCTTGGGTGTGGGATTTTGCAAATAAGTTTGATTCTTTTAATGACTTTAGACTAAAAGTAAAGGGCAGGCTTGAAGATGGAAGAGT